TCCGTCATTTCTTGGCCTTAGCTGCTTCTTCCGCCCAGTGTTCGAGACAAATTTGATCGAGTTCCTGTATCAGGGCTAGATACTTGAGCCTTTCTTCTCGGGAAGCAATCCCCACCAATTGGCAGAACGCAAGCACCTCAGAAACCGGTATCGCGGACCTGCCGCCCATACCTGCGGACGGCCTGGCCTGGCTCAGTGTGGTGAAGGCGTGGTAATAGACCGCGTCCTTATTCAGGAGGTGCGGCCTACTCTTCAAGGGGTTTGGGACAACCCCGGTTTTCTTGGCTTGAGCTTCAAAAGCCTTGACGTGTGCCCCCCACCGGAGGCACCACGCCAAGTACTTCTTTAGCCGTTTCCCTGCGCCGCATCCGCTTGCAGCTTGTAAGACTCGAAGTTGCTGGACAGCTCAGAGACCTTCTTGCGAAAGTCCTTGACCTTCAGGAAGGTGGCGGCTTGGGCCACCGAGTACGGCGCCGGGTTGCCTTGCACAGTCAGACCTTCCCAACCCAACAGGATGGTGCTGGCCATCACGTCGATCAGGATGGCTTCGGCCAATTGGTCAGCCTCGTCGCCGGAGGAATACTCCAACTGGGCTTCCTTCATCTTGGCGCGCAGCAGCGCCTGGTACTTGGGGTTTCCCGCGCGTGCGACCTTGATCTTGGCGGTCTTGGACAGGGGGAACCATTTGCCCTCATTTTCGAGGGTTTCGTCGGTGGCAAAGGAGCTAAAAATATCCATTTTGTTTTTCTTCTGGAGGATGATAAAAAGCCCCGAGGGGCTAGCTTTCCGAGGGCGGCTGCTTTGAGCCGCCCGGGGATTCATTACGCGACCACACCACGAGTGATGCGAACGCCGCGGTTTGTGGCCGCGTTATAGAAGGCCTGGAACGGCAAGCTCAGCATGCTGTCGTCGGACAGACCGCCAACATTCAGGCCACCATCCTTGAACATGACTTTGTCGAGCTCAATCAGGTAACCGTTGCCTGCGCTGTCCGCCAGACCGATGGCCAGGGATGTGTTGGTGCCGGAGAACCACTTGTTGTAGTAGGTCGCGTCCTGCACGAAGATTTCCAGCGTACCGTCCAGCACCAACTCACCAGAGCCGACGCCTGCGTTACCAAACACACCCACCGCCTTTTGACCGCGCATGTTGTTCGAGATACCCAGCTTGACCGACTTGATAAAGCTGCCGGAGGACAGGAGGTTGACCCCGTTCTCCATGAACATGCCGACGTCAGCGACCGCATTCATCACGTCAAAGGACTGAGATGCCACAGGGGAGCCTGGCAGCGTAGTGGCTGCAACCATGCCACCTGTGTGAGTGCGCCCAATGAAGTCAAAGCTTCCAGTCACGATACTGCCCACCTGGATGTCAAGGGACAGCTTGTTGACCTGGTTGCCTTGGAACGGCAGAAACTTGTTGATGTCGGTCAGTGCGTACTCAAGAGTGAAGCCGCGTGTGAGGGAGGCCCCGTTAGATGCCGTCGATTGGGACACGGCGTAGCCGGCGACAGCCGTAATACTCAAGCCACTTCCGGTGATCGGGGTCGAGGCGTCCAACACAATCGTGGTAGATGTGGTGGAGGCCACCTTGAACCAGGCGTCAGCGAAGTAATCCTTCACAGCCTGAGTAGCGCCTGCCGGAGGAACAACCTTAAACCAAGAACCTGCGACCAAGTTGGAGAAGGCCGACGTGGTCGTGGGTGCTGCGCCAGCAGTGATCAGCAGGGCTGCAGTGGTCAGTGTGAACGTGGTACCCAGGCCCGATGTGCCGTAGTGCGTGTAGGCCGATCCCAGCAACCCTTCAATGAACGGATCGTACTCCTTGGCCGACAGCTCGAAGTTGAAGCCGCCGTCGATGTTCAGGTCGGTACGGGTTAGGCCGGATGCCAAACGGTCGGAGCGCACCTCTTTGGACGACGTGGTGGCCACAGCCGCCTTCATCGTAGGCCCAGTGTTACGCAGGTTGACGCCGTTACCGGAGCCAGGGGTGGTGCCGATCACCGATTCAGTGATGTAGCGAAGTTGCCCAAAGGCGCCAGATGCAAAGGTCATATTGTTTCCCCGTGAGTTGCCAGAATTTCGAGCAGACTAGGGGCCGGGTTTTGAAAAGTAAATCCCCCGGTATTCAACGATCCAGTGTGAAGGGTATGAGCAGCCCGGTCTTGTACCAACCGCGCAGGTTTGTTGGCACCGTGCGCTGGGGGAAGCTCAGGGCTGCCGTGCCCATGCGCCGGTTTTTCAGCAAGGTCTCCAGGCTGTCCACCACGTCGTCCGATGCGCCCGTGCCGCGCGCCTCGCGTGAATAAACCTGGGCCGATATGGCTCCGCTGTACCGGCCGCTGACCACATTCCCAATTCCCAAAGATTTACCGCCGTACCATCGAATTTCGACGTCAAGCCAGATGGCCCCAATCTTGTCCTCGTCGGGCACAGGCCCGTTCTCCCATACGACCGGCAGTGTCGGAAAATTGGCGGCGCCCCAGGCCTGGATGTCTCCAAACACGGCTGCGCGAAAGTCTTTAGTGTTCATAGATAGCGCCCCAGGCTGTCGCCTCCTGCGTTGAATTCCTGGCCATGCAGCCTCCCCTTCTGCTCCACCAGGAACATGATGGATTCCTGGGCTGTCTCGTAGGGTTGGTTCACTTGGCGAAGTTTTTTGGCCCAGTAGGTAGGGTCCTGCAGTGACTCAAGGTAGTACTCAGACGACCGCCCGTTGTCGGTATCGCCGCGCACACTGTTGTTGATGTAGACCCGGGTGTTACGTTGGATCAGCGCCATCTTGGGCCGGTTTCTGGCCTTGGCTACGTCAATCCATTTGCGTCCTCCGGCGCTCCCTTTGCTGTGGGCGAACTCCCGCCTACCGTCACCCATGTAGGCTGAAATTTCATCGCCCAGGCTGTCGTCAAAGTTGTAGTCTGGCGCCCCAAGGCCTATGTTCCAGTTGGCTACGGCCTTACCGGTGAACTGAGGCGTCTGGTTCAAAATCCTGGAGAAAATAGCCCATACCAGGTCACGGTACTCCTGTACCGCCATGTCGTTGATGCGCTTGATCCACAGATCAATGCCTGAGTCGATCTGCGCTCTGTTCGTAACCAGGCCCATTACAGCGCCCTCGCGTGCAGAACCACCGCACCAGAAAGGTCCAACACGGCCAGGGTCTGGTAATCCACCGATGTGATGGTGATCACAGTTCCGGTGCTGGCCGCCGTGCCTGCTGGAAGCACAATGGCCAGGTCCCCGGGCCGGTGCTTTTCCGACGCCTGAGAGAGGTACTTGAACAGATTCTGCCAACGCACCGTCAGGGCGCTGACGCCTATCGGTGCCGAGTTGCTGTAGGTGCCAGTGATAGGGTCGTAGGTCCTCAAGGTCAGGCTCGCCGCTGCCGGGGTCGTTTGCTCAAGCTTTAGGCAGTCCGTGGACAACAGCCCGGCCGCCGATGTGTGGGCCGCCAGTACGAGGTAGGTCTCGCCAGTCGTCCACAGCACGTCCTGAACGCGAACGTCGGAGCCGACCGGCAACAACACCTCAAACAACTGTGGCAGCTCCGAGGAAACCTCCACCTGGGCGTCGTCCTTAATCCAGTTCGCACTGGACCACAACGTGGAGGTCACCGTGCCCGAGAGGAATCCGCTCAGTCGGCTGACCTTTAGGCTTCCGGTGACAGGCTGCAGGACGTACTTCTCTCGGTGCAGTTCCTGCAGCCCGTCAGGCTCCATGGTCCCGACCAGCCACGTCTTGCCCAGCATGGTGACCACCCTTCCCGCAGGGATGGTGGTACCCGGGCGCACGGACAGGATTCTCCGATACGATGCGGTTCCGTCTCTCTTGCTGTCGTCAAATGGATCAATCTGACCCTTGAAGAGCAGGACGCCGGTGTCGGGGTCCGTCGCCGGTGTCAAGTCAAAGTAGGAGGCCGCGTCGACCAGTTTCATCACACACCTGTCACAGGGTCGTAACCCCTTGAGGACTTGCCGACGAACGTGAAAGGTGTGGTCGATGCCACCGTGGTACCTGAACCGGTGTACAGGTTCAAGCTCTCGACCAGACCTCCGCGCGCCGCGGTGTACATGGCCTCCACTCTCTGGAGGACATCTTTGTAGGGGGAGTCCGAGAAGCGTGAGATCGTTGCCTTACCGTCGCCCACGTCCTTGGGTGCCATGGCGCCCAGGGAGACCCCGACCTGTCGTGCGCAAGCGTAGACGCTAAACAGGTGGACCGCATCAACCAACGCCTGCTGAGTGTCCGTCCGGGTCTCCTCGGCGATGGCAGAAACAGTGGAAAAAGCCACAGGCAATGACGACGAGACCTTATTCAGGTCCCGTACCAACCCGATCTCATAGACGGGCAAGCTCAATACTGTGTCCGGGAGTTCGATGTCGTTAACGCCAAGGGCTGCACGCACCTCATCGAGTTCACAGTATGCTGTCAAGGCCATGTGGAAGGCTCCTGCAAAAGGGGTTTAGGCGGGGACGATTTCGAGCTTGCCTGCTGCCACTTGTCCGCAAACGAAGTCGTCTAGTTCTACTTTTTTCGGATCAGCGGTAAGCCAGACATTAGTGAACAGGTTCAGCATCTTGCCGTTAACCGCCCGAACGTAGGCCATCTCCGGCGCCTTCTGGGCTTCCGGCACGGCCTTCTTTGTTGCAGGTGTGGGTGTACTCATTGTGGTTTCTCCAAACTAAAAGGGGCGGCATTAAGGACCGCCCCTTCCTGGTTCATCTCTGGAAATTAGGTCAGAGTGGTCAAAACTTCAAAAGCCTCGTCGAACAGGCGGTAGACCATCTCGCCCTTGTCGAAGCGCAGCATGGTGCTGCGTTTCATGGCGAACTGCTCGATCGCGCTGTACTGGGCCGACAAGCTGGTCACGCGGTGGATGCCGTAACGGGCGTCGATACCCATGATGGTGTTGGCAGGCCAGTTCACATCGTCAGTGATGAAGATTTGAACGTTGGAAGGCCACTTGGGATTCATCACGGTGAACAGCGTGTCGATACGCGGGCTGTTCGGGTTGTCCGTGGTGATCACAGGCTTGCCAGTACGGTTCTCGATCATCATCGCGCCAGCCAAGTCAGTCACCACATGGGTGATCATGCGCTTGTTGGAGCGTTGGCTCAGCCAGGTCAACCAGGTCTTCTGGTTCAGGACACCGGCACCCAAAGCGGAACCGTTGATCGAAGCGGAGGTTTGCACCTTGCCAGCGAACGTGCTCAAGGCTGCCATCGAGTAGTCGGAGTCGCCGTTGAGCAAGCTCAGGATGTATCCGTTGGCGCGCTCGTTGGTTTCCACCTGGGCTTGACGTGCCACAGCCAGACCGACGAGGTCCAGGGTGGTCGACTTCTGGGCCTGCTCGGAAATCTCCAAGCCGATACCCCAGGTAGGGATACGCATGGACTTGTCCGAGGCGGTGATGGTCATCATCGCATTGGGCATGGACAACTGAGCCACCGGGCCGCCGCGAGCGGATTCCACGGCTGCGTAGCTGATCACTGGGCGCTCCCAACGATCACCGTTGATCGAGTCTTCCTTCGCAATCATGGCGCTCAAGGCGGCAGGATTGACGTCGTAATTGACCGACAACTTGTTCTCGATAACTTCCAGCATCACGGCTGGGAACAGCAAGCGTGACGCAGGCACGCCTTCGCGGGTGATCGCGGAAGCTTGCTTGGGGGCCAGCACATCTTCCAGCGTAGAAGCGCGGAATCCGAACTCCTTGTTGCCGTTGATGAAAACGCCCGACTGCTCCATGAGCTGTTCGAACACCGAACCGTTTTTCTCGGCGTTGGTGGGGTACTGGGTGGCCAGGTACTGGGGCAGCGACTGATT